CCTCTGCAACAAACGGCAGTGCCTTTTTGCAGCCAGCGGGAAGCGGTCGCCGCTGCATGTCTTGACCGTACAGCACCAAGCACCGCACTTTCAAGGCTTAGATTTGACCCTTTGACAACTTTCGACAAATTTCATTGCTACAAAAAAGTGCAACATTTGCACTGAAAGGATATGATGTTAAGTGAACATTCAGAAACGATGTCAGGAGCAAAAAGACTTGTTAAGACTAACGCATCAAGATATTGCCGACAAAGCAGGCTTACCGTTGCAAACAGTAAAAAATTTTTTCTCTCGCGCATCTAAGTCCCCATCAGTTTACACAGTCGCTGCGATCTGCAAGGTGCTTGGCATCTCTCTTGATGAGGTGTTCGGGATTTCCGAACACTTGACGCCGACCGAGGAAACTTTGCAAGCGCGGAATGATGAACTGGAACGCCACGTTGACGCAAAAGCAGATATGATTGAGATCATGCGGCGTGGTGTCCGTATCCGCACCGGCGTGATTGCTATAATGTTTGTCATTATCGTTCTGCTGGCCGCATGGTGCTTGTACATTGTTTGGAGGGGAATTTGATGAAGATACCGAAAGCAAAACTACTGCCATCCGGCAACTGGAATGTCAGTGTCATGGTAGACGGAAAGCGCGTGTCCGTCACAGCGCCTACCAAAAGGCAAGCGGAGAATGAAGCCGCTGCATTGAAGTCCGGCGCGAAGTCTGCCGCTCGTGTGTCTGAGCGCACGGTCGGTGATGCTATCGACCGATATATTGACAGCAAGGACGCGATACTCTCCCCCTCCACCGTCAACGGGTACAGAAAACTCCGCAAGGTGGTTTTCCCGGAGCTGATGAGCGTTAAGTGCTTTGCGTTGACGCAGGATCGCGTGCAGCGTGCCGTGAATAAGATGGCGCGGGAAAAGTCCCCAAAATACGTCCGCAACGCTTACGGCTTATTTACGGCGGCAATGTCGGAGGAATGCCCCGATAAGGTGTTCCGGATATCTTTGCCGCAGAAGGAAGCGCCTAAAATCAAAATCCCTACCATGGACGAGATTAGAATTCTACACGAGGATTGCAAAGGAACTGACTTTGAATTGCCTTTCCTGCTGGCCGTCTGGCTCGGCCTCCGTACATCGGAGATCAGAGGTCTAACATGGGATTGTCTTGACGGTGATATCCTGACGATCAAGCAAGCAATGGTAGACGGTGAGGACGGCCCGCAGCTCAAGCAGCCTAAAACCTATAGCGGTAACAGAAAACTAAAAGTGCCGCCGTATATTATGGGGCTGTTTAACGCGGCTCCGCACACAGATGAGTATGTTGTCCATGCAACAAGAAATGTCCTGTATAAGCATCTGCAACGCGCGTGTGTCCGCTGCGGAGTCCAGCCGTTCCGCTTCCACGACCTCCGCCATGTAAACGCGTCGGTCATGCTCAGGCTCAATGTCCCCGACAAATACGCAATGGAGCGCATGGGGCACTCCACAAACAACATGCTTAAAAACGTATATCAGCACACCATGGATGATAAAGCCGTAGCAGTGGCAGATGCCGTTGACGGCTTTTTTGAATCCGCATTTCATCTGTAATTTCATCTGCAATTCATCTGCAAAAACGCTGTTTTAACGGAAGATGACTTGCAAATATCGCAAGTAATGCGCAAATAGCCAAGCCTAAAAACCCTTGCAAATACAAGAAAAACCCCGCAGCCGTTGAGACTGCGAGGTTTTTTCATTGGTGGAGGCGGCGGGAGTCGAACCCGCAACCAAATCCGCAAAAGCATTGATATTACAAGGTTTTTTGTAACTCATCTGCAATTCCATCTGCAATTTACTTTTCTAGTTTGCGCATGACGCTATTATAGACGCGCTCGTTTACAATTTTCAAACTGTCCATCAGCTCGTCCATGATCTCCCATGCCTTGTCCGGCGGAACATCTGCCACTGCGCGCAGAAAATCGCTGTCGCCGTATGTTTCGACGTTGACCGGCGCGGGCGCTGCAGAGTATGCCGTTGGCAAAGCTCTCTCCCTGATGCCGCTTTGCTGGTCACGGATAGCATACAGCACAGCAAGGCGCTCATAGTTTGTCCAGCTTGATTCTTCCGTTTCAAGGCGAGCTATCCAGCGCTTGACCTCGTTCTCGTCGACCATAGGGGCGCACCCCCTTTAGCCCTCAATCGTGTCCATGCAGCGCTGGATGGCTCTGCGGATGCTTTCATCGTCGGCGTTGTCCAACATTTCCTGCAACTGGCGTTTCATGTTGTCGATGCTGCCATCACGGGAATAGTGGCCGCGCACGTAGTGCGTGCCGCGTCTGCCTTTGCCGCGCATATCGTACTCGTCGCGGCGGCTGGAATAGCCATCTTCTTCCATCGCTTCGATCTTGTCGATGTTCTTAATGGTATCAGTCAGCTTATGCACGATGTCAAGGTCACCTGCGCCAAGCTCACCCTTGCGAGTGATTTCTTCCAGCTCCTTGCAGAGCATGTCGCGCAGATCATACATAGATTTCATACCCATTGTTCATTCTCCTTTCAGCTCACGCGGTCGATGGTCAGATTGCTGTTGGCAAAGCTAACCGCCTGCGCGCTTGTGTTCTTCGCCGCTACCGTCACACAGCAGCCGCGCGGCACTTCCACGATGGCGCTGACATAGACGTTAAAATAGTTATCCACCGCAGCGGGTGTAACGGTCGCCGTGGCGCTATTGAGCTCTTCGCCGTTGACGGCAAGCGCCGTGGTGATCGCGCCTACCGTTCCCCCTGTGGGAACGGCGATGTTCGCGCCAAAACCCACCTTAAAGCGTGCCTTGCACTGCTGCGTCAGTCCACGCAGGGTGACAAGTCCGCTACCCTCGCGGTGGACGATGCAGGGCTTGCCGCAAGCCGCCGTGGAGACCATCGGCACATTCTGGCCAGCGGGGACGACTGCGATGCCGGGATTTACATATTCAGCCATATATTTCAGTCCTTTCTAAAAATACAGCGGCGGAGCTATTGCCCCGCCGCGTTTGTCGTAGTATCGGCACGGGGCCGAACATTTTGTTGGCATCAACAAAACATCACCAACAAAAAGCTATGCTATGCAGTTGTCAGCAGCCGCAACCCTGATTGAAGCCGCAGCCGCACCCAGTATACTGATACGGGGCCGGAACGGAAAACGAAGGAACGGGACGCGGATTGTAATACGCGAACTGTGCGCTAACATAGTTGCGCATATCAAGCGTCTGAGCCGACTGAGAGGCCGCGAGGTCAGCAGCAAAAAGACGCTGGTTCTGTTCAGCAATCTTCGCGTCCTTCGCAGCGATCTCCTGCGCAGTGAGACGCTGATCAATGCCGCGGAAACCGCTGTTCATCGCGTCGATAATGTCGCGCGTCGCGTTCTGCACGGTGTTGCGCGTGTCGCACGCCTGCGTCGCCATGTCATAGCGCACCTGCGCGATAGCCGCGCGATTCTCGCAGCAGCAATTAGCAGCCTGCATCTGCATGGCGTTGAGCTGCTGCATGAGAGCCGCCTGCTGGTTTGCGCGGGACAGCTCGGCATTGCCGAAGCCGCTGTTGATGGCCTGTGCGGTCGCAGCAAAGCCGCCAGTAATGGCATTGTTCAACGCAAAGGTGGAATCGCAAATGCCATTTGCAATACTGTCGAGCTTGCGCTCAACGCTCGCAAAGTCAGATGTCAGAACGTAGCCGTCCATCACACCGCCGCCGTTACCGTTGCCAAATCCGTTGCGGCCCCAGCCGAAGAGGAAAAGAACGATAATCCAGATCCAGTTGTCGCCCCACATACCCATACCGCCGCCGTAACTGTTCGCGGGGGCGACCGGCATAGTCATCATGGGAGTACCATCAGAAAGAGACATGTTATCTCTCCTTTCATAAATTTTATTTATCAAATCGTGGCCACGATAAGATCAATGGAATAAATGCTCGAACTGCTTCGCCATCGTTTGCAGTTGGTTTAACTCCTGCTGGCTCATAGCGCCAGATTGCAGGAGCTTATTGACTTCTTCTTTTGGGTTTCCCTGAAAGCCGCTTTGGAACTGTTGGAATTTCTGCTTAAGCTGCATCAGCTCACCCATCGGCCCCGGCATCTGCCCGCCGCCCAGCGCGGCCATAAACGGATTACTCATCGTCCTCGTCCTCCTCGACTTTGCGCTTCTTTTTGCCCTTTAACTCGCCCACAAGTGCCGCCAGACGGTCGAACTCCTCGCGGGTGACAAATTCCGCACCCTTTTCCTGTGGCGCTGTACGGGGCGTTTCTGCGCGTTCTACGAGATCGTAAATCTTGAGCGTCGGCTTGCCGCTTGCGTCTGCCTGCTTGAGGTACACGGTGGGGGCGGTGGAATCCCACAACGCCACGGCGGAGTTGGGCGCGATCAGGTAGCCTCTCGCCTCCTGCTCGCTGCTCACCCACTGCACGCCGCCCTGCGCGATGGGGTTCTGTTGCACTGGCTGCGGCATAGACTGCTGCATGGGCGGCATCTGTGGCTGCTGCATCTGCCGCATCTGCATGAGGTTGTCCGGCATCGGTTGCGGATAATAGGGGTTGAAATAGGGATATGCCATGTTCATTCCTCCGTTTCTTTGACCCAGTAATAAAGCGGGATTTCGTTTTCGCTGTTCCAGCTGTCATAGATCACGCCGTTTTGCACGCACACCACATGTCCAGAGAGAGCGAGGATATAGGTACCGCGTGGGTGCTCGTCGGCAAACTTACCGACCGTGTAACAGTCCGGGCAGGTGTCCGGTATGATGTATCTCCGGTAGCTTAAAGACCGCAGATACGAGCCCCAACACGCATTTGCATTGGGGAGGTCACCGTTTAAGTACCCCTGTATGCACAGCGACAAATAAACTTCGCCCCAGTCCTTGCCGGTCGCCTTGCAGATCGCGCGCACGGTGCAGTCCGACACGTTGCGTCCCGCCGGATTCGGGTTGAAATAGCTATACATGGAAAAGCTCCGCAAAGTAGACGTATGTTCTCAGCTCGTCAGGGTCAGGAAAAAGCGCGAGAATGTCCATCGCCATTTGCTCGGTAAATCCCAAAGCTAAAAGTCGGTCGTACATCGCGCGCACCTCCTTTTGTTGCCCCTATCGTACCGCGATTTTGCCGCGGGAAATTGCCCGCAAAATGCCCGCGTTTTGCCCTCAAAAATTTCTTCAAAACTCTGTGATTTTTTCTTGACAATATGCTAATATTAGCGTATAATAAGCATGTAAACAAGAGAGGGGAACACCCCGGGAGGAAACAAAAATGAAGTACACTTACAGTATCTACGAGGATAACGCCGGTCGTTTGCACCTCGCTGTCATGGACGAAAACGGCTCCTGCATCTACTACCTCTGCGACGCGGACCGTGCTCTGGTCGTTGAGACGCTGGACGCGCTCAAGGCCGGCGGCGACCCCATCGCCGACGGCTGGGAGGGCGGCGAGCCGGACCCCGTAACCTGCTACGAGGAAATTAACAACATTGTCGACGCCCGCAACGGCGGCGCGACTATGCTCGATCTATAAAACTTACAGGAGGAGGAACATCATGAACGAATACAGATATGAAGAACTCCGCGAGGCGGCCATAAAGAACCCCACCGACGAAAATCTCGCCGCTCTCGGCGAATGGCTCCAGCAGTACGGCGACCGCTACTGGAACGGTGAGGAATGGGACATCGACGGGGGCCGCCGCCTCCGTCCTGTGTATGGGCAGGAGCCGGATGAATACGGTAATTTCCCTCTCGTGGGCTACGATCTCCTCTAAAGAAGGTGACTACGATATGAGACGAAAATACAACGACTGCCAGCGCGAAGACGGGGACTGCACCGCCTGCTCGCTGGTCAATTACGGGCGAGACTGCCATAACCGCCCGATCACCAAGCTGGAGTGGTCGCGCCGCATGGCAGACATGACTCAGTCCGAGCTTGCCAAGAAGTCCGGCGTCAATATCCGCCAGATCCAGCGCGTGGAGCTGGGGGAGGCGGAGGCGGGCAATCTGACCGCCAAAAACCTGCTTGCCATCGCCGACGCGCTGGGCGTAGATGCAAAATTTTTGTTATAACGCGGCAAAGGAGACTGTGTATGCGGACTAAAAAATGTATCACCTGCGGCAAGATTTTTTCCACCGATCGCGCAGAGCAGGCGAAGTGCGATGACTGCCTTGCCGCATCCCGGTCGACCACCCTGCGCACGCGAACCTGCCACACCTGCGGGGCCAACTTCATCGGAGGGCCCCGAGCCAGCTACTGCCCAACCTGTCGGGCAGAGCGGCAGAAGGCCCGGAAGCAAAAGTACCGGTCCACCGGTTTTTCCCGGCATCTGGGAGATATCGATAACTGCGTGATCTGCGGTGGAGAGTATGTCATCCAATCCGGATTGCAAAAGTATTGTCCAAAATGCGCCCCGGATGCCGTCCGCGAAATCGACCGCGCGCAGTCAAAAAGCTGGAACGCCGAACACGATTACTACATAAAACGCCGCGAAAAATCCCGCAGCGGCGTAAAGGTCTGTGTTGTCTGTGGCTGGGAGATAGTCCCCGGCACCCCCACCGTTACCTGCTCCCCTGAGTGCGCCGCAGCCCATCGAAAAGAGGTCCAGCATCGCGCGGACGCCAAGCGCCGGAGCGGGACGGAATCAAAGCAAAGCGAAGTCAAAAAAGAGAGCACCGACTGATTAGTCGGTGCTCTCTTTCTGCCCGTCGGCAAGCTTGCGGTAAGCCCGGCGGCGCAGCTTGGCGAGGCCGTCCACGCTCATGTGGAGCTGAGCGGCGACCTGCACGAGGGAATGCCCTCGCACGTCACACTCGATGAGGCATGCCATCTCATCGGGCGGCAGGTCATAGGCTTGGATGTATGCTATAGCCCTGCGCGGGGCCATAGAGGATAGTTGCGCGCGGATCGCTCGGTGCTGCTTGTCCATGCTGTGCACCGGGGCTTGCAGAGCGCTCACGCGAGGGGAGACGTTGCAGGTCTCCCGCCCGTTTCCCTTTCCGTGCCCGATTCGGGCACATTTATTTCATCGTTGCGAGTTTGCGAATTAAGTCATCACCGTACTTGTACGCCGCGAGGTAGTCCATCGTCTTGTCTTCCAGCCCCGCGCGCTTTTTGAGCACCTCGCGGTAACTCGCCTCATACTTCGGGCGGTATGCGCCCAGCACGAGCGACAGCTTGCGCTTGCGGCGATACACCCCGTCGCCGTTGCTCTGGCTGCCGGTGTTGCCGTTGGAGGTATTGCCCTCGATGGCGATCACGTACTGCCCACTCACGCTCTCGCAGATGCCGCAATGGTCGGTCTTGACCTTCGTGTTGGGGAAGTCATAGATGAGCACGTCGCCCGGCTGATAACCGGACGTGACCCACTGCCCGTGAGCCTTGGCGTAGTTCATCAGCTCGCCGCAGCTTGCGGTCTTCCCGCCGCCGTAAAAGAGCCGCTTATCCACCTGCTGGAAGCACCACCACACGAACTGCATACACCAGTACACGCCGTCCATGCCGTAGGCTTTGCCGTACTTCTGTCGGTTGCCCGGCTGCTCCACCGTGCCGATCTCTTTTTTAGCGACGGTAAGAATGTCTTCTGCTCTCGCCATGCCTCACGCCCCCTTGTCGATGGCGTCCTGTGCCTTCTGCGACTGCGTGCCGAAGTAGAACGCGATGATGACCGCATAGATCGTCATGAAGTCCTGCGAGATGTTGCCCGTCACCGCCATGTACGCGAAAACGCCCGTCAGCACCAGCGTCACGATGCTCTTGACGCTCATGAGGTTTGCGATACGCTTGATGATTCTTTCATTCATGTTATTCGTCCTTTCCCTTGATTTTGATTCCCGCCAGCAGGCCGAGTTCTGCCGTCCACGCGGCGAACCACGCGACGGTCAGGCTGTCCGGCACTACCTTGTCATGCGCGGTCAATACGAGCACCGCAATGCAGTACCAGCAGAGGTTGAGCACTGCCGCGATGACGTACTTATCCCGCTTTCTCAGTTTCTTCATAGAACCATACCCGACAGCAGCCACGCGATAAACGCGCCCGCCAGCGCCGCGAGAGCCTTGTCGACCAGACTGTCCCAGCGCTTCCCCGCTTTGCCCGTGATGGCTTTCACGTCCTCTTTGATCTCTTTGACGTCTCCCTCGACGGTCTCCTGCTTGGTCGCCAGCACCTCGACCGACGTTGCCAGCCTGTCAAGCGCCGTTTGGTGCTCCTGTAACTCGTTGATGCGGTGCGTATTGCTCTTGCATCTGCTTTCGATCAGCGCGATCTCTGCATCATCGTAGTGCTTTGTATTATCCATATCCCGCTCCCTTTCTGCGGCCTTAGCCCGCCGTGAAATAGTTCCCTACCAATTCGTGCGGCAGATACTGCAAGACGATCTTCCCGCCCGAAGCCTCGCCGGTACGCTCGCACTTGTATGTCTTACCGTCCTCGCTGTCGAGGTAGTACTTGCCGTATTCGTACTCCATGCCGCGGCTTGCGGGGATCGGGTCATCTTGAGTACCAGCATGCTCGAGGTCAATGATAGTCCTCATTGCGGGAGTGCTGTGCGGAGGCCAGTCGGCCTGAGTGGTGTGACCGTGGCCATCGTTGACGCGGTAGACGTGCAGCACGCCGCTTCCGTCCGTATCGCTGCGGCGGTCGCCGGGCTTGACGGTCTCGCCGATATGATCCGCCCAGCGCGGGAACAGCTCGGGCGACTTCGCCGCCTCGCCGTCAGAGAGCGACGCGCTGGCCTGCTCGATCATCGGTCGCAGCCTTGCCGCGCGCTGCGGCGTGATGCTCTGGCCGACCAGCGCCGTGACGGTCGCCTCCGAAAGCTCGGATTCCGTGGGCTTGCCCATCTTGATAGATACGGTGCCGTCGCGGTGGTCCACGATCTCGCCCGCGAGGCTGTACGCACTCATGTCCTCTTCGGTCACGACCTCTTCGGTCTGACCAGTTGGATTGCCGTCATTGTCGAGCTTGTCCTTCGTCTCGCGGAAGACGTTGCTCCACGGTGTGTTGTTAGGCAGCAGCGCCGCCGCCTGCGCGTAGGGCATAGTGAGATGCACCGCCACGCTCTCGCGCATATCCCAGTTTCTATCCTTGTAGATGTAGATGCACGTCGCAGGATACTCCTGCCCGTTCACTTTGATAAATTCTGCCATAGTAGGCCTCCTTTACACAATGGTGTTGGATTCATCCAAATAGTAAGTGGTGTTGATTTTTGGTGCTCCATTGAACGTGCCGCCCGTATTGCCAAACATATACACGAGCGCCCCGGAAGCTGTTGTCCCGGTTCCGTTTTTGGGTATGCGGTACGACTTGGTATATGTTCCAGACGCCGTGGTAGATAATTTGATTTTTGTACAAAGGTAGAACATGGAGTTGTAGCAGTTGTTCGCCAGCGTAGTTGCAGGCAGCGACGGTACTGTCGTAAGGCTCGTGCAGCCTTGGAACATGGAATAGTAGCAGTTGTTCGCCAGCGTGGTTGCAGGCAGCGACGGCGCTGTTGTGAGGCTCGTGCAACCATAGAACATGTAATAGTAGCAGTTGTTCGCCAACGTAGTTGCAGGCAGCGACGGCGCTGTTGTGAGGCTCGTGCAGCCTTGGAACATGGAGTTGTAGCAGTTGGTTTTCAGCGTGGTTGCAGGCAGCGACGGCGCTGTTGTGAGGCTCGTGCAATCCCAGAACATGTAAGCGTAGCATCTGTCCGCCAGCGTGGGGCGATTCCCGCTTTTTACGGTCGAATAGTCTAATAAGAGGTCGATATCCCCGTTGCAGGCGATATTCGTCCCAATAATATTCCATTTTGCGTTGCTGGAATTTACTCCGGTTATTTTTGAATTCCCAATCCCTCTGAGATAAATGCAATGGTGGTTTTCGATTTCACCGGAAGCAATAGTGCTGCCATCCCACGTTTTCCATCCGCTTCCGTTGGTATATTTTAATTTTCCGTCCCATTTTTTTGGCGCGGAAATCGAAAATGGATTTGCCGATGAAAATTCTAATGCTGTATCGAGGTCATCAGGCCAGCCTTTGACCCGCCGTTTCATCCTTGGATAGTTTACGATCATGTCCTCACCTCACGATGTAAAGTTGACCGGCTGGACCGACACAAAAACCTCTATGGCTGCTGTCGGAATCTCGTCACACTGGAAGGTCAGCGAATCTGCCCCATGACCGACGCACTGCACATAGCAGACATTCCACACGCTGTCATAGCTTTCGTCAACAGGGGAGCAGATCACCCTCTGCTTTGTGCCGTCGGCGAGAACGCCAGTCACGGTCACGCTCTGCTGCTTGGTGCTGGAATTCCAGCCCGTCACCGGCAGCGTCACCTTGCGCATGGTCGGCCAACCTTCTGGAATTTCCACGGTTTTCGCCGTGCTTCCGTCGTAGCTCGTCGTCGTATCGCCGATCTTGATGTTAAGTGCATTCGGGTTCTTGAGTGCCGTCGGAATCGTTGGGATATCGGACGCTCTCGCCAGCGTTCCAAACCAAGCTACCCACTTTCTAGCAGTTCCGTCATACGCTACCACCGGATAATTCGGCGCGGCTATCGAACTTAACGAGCCGAGCGCGGCAAAGCCAAGAAGTATCATATCACGCATGCCCACCGCCGACACAAGCGGCAACACAAAAGGTACATCCATCCCAAGAAATTTTGTAATCGCATACACGGCGTAGCCCGCCGCATAGGCCTTATACACTTCTTCAGCCGTTTTGTCGGCAGTTGCGCTATTATTGTCTCCTTGCGTCACTGTCACATAAAACGTGCTCCTCACTTCGTCGGTCGCGCCGTTGACGCTTGTAACCGGCGCACTCTGCAAAGCGCTGTCCGCCTTGCCCAAACTCATCTGCACGTCGTTTGCAAGGTCAGTCTTAGCAACTTTGTCCTTGAATGCAAGAGCTTTGAGGTCGCCTAACCACTTGGCAATCTTACCAAGCAGTACCGACAGCTTCTCGCCGGTTGCGATGTTGGTACGCGTCTCCGCCGCCGTGAACGCCGCCGTGACGTTGCTGCCGTCGCCGGTCTTATCCAGCTTATTGGCGAGGGCCGAATACACGCCGCCGGACTGTACGGGGTTCGCGCTGCCCTGCGTAGGCGTTGCGTCGGTAGTTACCTTGACGTCCTTGATAGCGTTGTCAATGTATGAAAAGATGTCCTGGTGCTTGTTTTGAGGGTCATACACTGAGGCCAGCATGTCACCCGTACCAGCACCAGAAGCGCCACGGCAATAGCCTGCGTCATAGCTCGTGCCGTTCGACAGCGTCACGATAAGGTGATAGTCGCTCTGCCGGATGGTAATACCGGTAATTGTGGGAGCATCCGTGCCGGGGCTGCCCTGCGGACCTTGGATGCCCTGTTCACCCTGTGGGCCGGTGTCGCCTGTTGCACCTTTTTCGCCGGTTTCACCCTTGTCACCCTTTTCGAGCACAAGGTTGAGCACCTGATTTGGGGCTTCTCCGGTAATGGTCGCGCTCGCCACCTTGCCGGACGTGACCGAGCCGATGGTCAGCACGTTTGCGGGGCCTGCGGGGCCTTGGGGGCCGGTCGCGCCTGTTGCACCGGTCTCACCTTGTATGCCTTGTTTACCCTGCGGACCGGTCGCACCCGTCGCACCTGTCGCACCGGTGTCGCCCTTGCTGCCCTGCGGGATGCCAAGCGCCAGCGTACCAGTCGACTTATCGTAGGTCGCCGTTGCCAAACTTCCTGCGGGCAGTGTTGTCACCGTGACCGATACAACGCTCAGCGTGACGAAGTCCAGCAGCGTTGCGCCTTTGAGCTTTTTCGCTGTGCCGCCCTGCTGCAAAACAAAAAGATCTTCGTTGGTGATTTGTGTTGCTTGAGTGAGGTCGGAAATTGCTTTATCAGCCATCTGTTACCTCGCTTTCCGTCTCGGCAGCTTTCGCGGGCGGCTCTGCGGGTACGTGCGCCGCCTGCTGGTCGAGCCGCTCGAGGATCGCATATGCCTGCCGCAGCTCTCCCTTGACCTTTGCCATCTTCTCCGCGTCGTTCGCGGAGATCATCACTGAGGACAGCGTATTAAATGCGCTGTCAAGGATCTGCATTACCTGCTTTTTCATAGTGCCTCCTTATCCCGACTCCCACCAAGAGTCGGTGTAGATTTCTGCGTTGTAGGGTCTCCACGTGTCCGTGTAGATGTATGGCGTATACGCTCGCCACATATCCGTGTAGATGTACACAGCGCCGCCCGAAGTGCCGCCGCCCTCTGTGGTAAACGATCCGCTGTCGGAATAGCTGGTCTCCACCCATTGATTGAGGTTGGTGTCCCAATAGCAGAGCACTGCCTCCCAATCGTAGGTTTTGCCGGGAGTAAGTCCGTCGAACGAATCCGTAAACGTGTTGTTCGCGCCGGAATCCTCGTTCGAAGTCAAGTAATACCCGTACCCCAGAATGCCGGTCACGTAGATTGCACGTGCTCGGTCGTGGTAGCTGTCTCCGTAAAACGTGCCGTTGAGAACGGCTGTCGTCGACCCCGTCGCCGTAACGCTGACGCTAAAACTTGCCATGCGTCACCTCACTGACGGAGGAAAAACAGTTTTCCCCAGCTACCGGCCGGTAAGCTATTTCCGTACATCTGGCTGCCGATATACAGCTCGCCGCCGCCGAGCGACACAATGTTGTTGGACAGCGTGATAAATCCACCGTAGGGACCGCTGGCTTTTAGGTATACGTTAGTCGCCGATTCCAGCTTGATACCGCCATAGAGGGTTTTAATGCCGATACCATAGTCAACGTTCGTCTCGACGAGCGAAAGTTCGCCCACTTTGGTATTGCTGTTTGCCAGGAGTTCCACCGTCTGGCCGCGCAACTTCTGCGCTGTGATAGAAGTGCTGTCAATGTACGTCGCGATTGCATTGTCGACCTCGCTTGCGCTCAGGCCCGCGTTGTTGTCGACGTAGGTCTTCGTAGCATAATTCGAGCCGTCCTTGAGATCGCCGACGCGGATGCTGCCGGTCTGGATTTGGTCGGCTGTCAGCGTACCCTTGATATTCGCCGCATCGACGTACAGATTATCCGTCTTGATGCTGCTGCCGTTGATCTTGGTCGTGCCGCTCGCGTCCGTCACCGTCAGGCCGTCCAGCGTGGTTTTGACCTCAGTGTACTTGCCGTCGATGCCCTCGACCTTGAGCATGATCGCCTCGCTGGTCTTGGTGATGAGCGAGCGGGTTTCGGCAATCTTGCGGTTGAACTCCTGCGTGATGTACCCATCAGATGGGTATTCGTCTTCCATCTCCGCTTCTCCGGGGGAAGAAATACCCGAGTATCCGCGCCCATCATCAGAGAGTTTAGACAGTGGCGAATAAATGCCACCAACCGTCACACCATCTCCCAACTCTGCCGCTGGATCGATGTTTGCTGCGCCTGCTTCGTAAGCCTGATACCGGTAGCCTTTCATGGTTTGCAGCAAAGCATTTACCATTGGCTGCGTTGCGTGAGGGCAGCTTGCAATAACTTCCATGCCGGTATCATCGCCCGCCGTCAGGCTATTTTCATCGTCCACAAGCAGCGTCACGCGGGAGATAGGCTTGTACTTGCCCTTGTCGGAAAAACTTGTAACGTCTCTGCCGACATAATACTTTTCAGACAAGGATTCTCACCCCTCCGAATATAATAGCGTTGCCCGCTTCTGTAATGAGATAGTTCGTCTCGGTAGGCATAGACAACAACGGAATAAGCAACAGTTTCCCTGCATCGGTGATAATCCAGTTCCCCCCGTGCGCCGCTGCGATAAAGCACAACTCGTTGCGGATGGTGTAATCATTTGCAGGATAGTCGATGGTATATGAGCTATTGAGCACTGTTCGGCTGTCCAACTCTACGCCCATCAACTGGCAAAAGATGTTTACGGCGTCAGGCATAGTCATCGGGAAGTTAAGCGACTGGTCTGGCTCCCACACAACGTCAGCCTTTCTCATAGCGTCGTATGCTTCGAGTTCCCAGTAATCACCATCGCAGGAACGGCGATTGGTAAAAAACACGCCTTTGGGAATCCAGTCTGTCACCTGACTGCCATTAACGAGCCTGAGATACCGCTTGATCGTCGCGGCGCGCGGTACGTTGTCCGCATACAGTGCCAGTTTTAATGTTGCGCAGCAGGCGTTCCCGATGCCGAATTCTTCAAACAACTGCGATTCGACGGAATGCGACACTTCCGCGTCTTTGCCATATTCCGTTCCCGCAACGTCAAATTTGTACTCTCGTTCTGTGCCGGGCTTGTGGAGCAGCTCGCGCCACAGCGCGCTTGTCGTCTGCCCCATATCACACCTCAATCAAGTTAAACGTCGCGCCGCCCCACACCTCATTGTCGTCCGCTGCTTCTTCAAGCGTGCATTCCATCGACGAGCAGTAAAACGTGCTGGTTCTGACGCCATGCAGATCGAGATACTTGACCGTGCACGTTGTCTTATTGAGATCATCATCGAGTTTTGCCAGCTTATCGCGAGGCATAGAGCGCGTTGTACAGCTCAGTTTCCGCTTGGTGGTAATCTTGTCGCGGCGCATTTTCCCGTCTTTTGTGCGGGTCGTGTTTTCGCTGTCGAGGTCGTTGCGGCTCCACCCATAGCCTTTTGTGGCGATAGCGTCGGAGTAGTCCGTGCCGTTGATAATAAGGACTTCCATGTTACCCCTCCTTAGTACAGCAGCACGGGCTTACCCGCCGCGCGCGTCATGTTGTTAATGTTCTTCACGGTGCTGCGTGCAATTTCCTTACCGTCGAGCTGAATAACGACCGTTGTTGTACCGCCGCCAGATTCCGACATAGCCTGCTTAAATGCTTCGACCATCGTTGCAAGCGGCGTTTCGATGTTCGTCCCGCTCTTCTGGTCGCCCAGCACGGCGAGAAATTCCTTGTTGGGGGGGATGACTGCACCAGTTGCCAGACGCGGAAGATGTACTTCAGAAAGCGAGGAAAGATGCCCGCCGATGCTTTTGCCGCCAATGCCAGGGACCCAACTCGGCACGGTAAACT